TAACTATTTTAGATGCGGCGGCAACGGCGGCAGGTAAAAAAGTTGGGGAAAAAATATTACCTGAGAAGACGTTCCAAACTGCACAGCAAAAATTTACAGAGGCGGCAGTAGGTTGGCAAGAAACTGTGGATAAAGCAAAAAAAAGCGTTGAGACAGTCACCACGTCTATGTATACACTGGCGGCAAAAGATGGCAAAGGTGCAATAGATAAATTTGAAGAGGTATTATTGGGAGTAACAGGTAAAGCAGAAGAATATGTTAAAAAAGGTACTGAAATGTTAGGTGGTAGTAATTTTAGTTTCGACACAGCATCTAAAGCCTTGAAAGTTTATGTTGTGAACATGTGGGAGAAAGTAAAAGAATTTGCAAATAAAGTAGGTACTGAAGATGCTCCTAAATACTTGGATGACAAGGGTCCGTTAGGGCCCGTCAGAAAATTCGGTGAAAGACTTGGAGAAGGTGGGAAAGGTAATAGTCTCTACGATATTCTTACTCCATGGAAAACCAAAGCAGAGAAGAATCTACAACATGGTACGTATGGTGCTACAGGAAAAATGTTTGAGAACTTTGGTTCAAGTACACCAGTTAATTTACACGGCGTAGAGGCTGTGGTACCAAAGAACACTGCGTTTGGTAAGGCATTGGCTATGTTAGAAACAATTAAAAATACTAAAAAACCTCTAGAAACCGTAACTACTTCTTTCGGAACAGATAAAAAAGTTGCCGATAACACTTCTGTCAATAATAACCTAGCATTAGTTGAAGGAGTTCATCGTATGGTTGCAACAAACGAAAAACTCGGAGATATCTTAAATAAACTTGTAACGGTAGGAATGATGACAGAAAAAAATACCAAATCAACTAGTAAATCGGTTGAAAATATGAGTGGAACTCTAGTATAATAAAGTATGGCTTGGAAAAAATATTTTAAAGACGCAAACTTATCTCCAATTTCTGGAGAAAAAGTACCTAATTTTGCGAAAAGAAATTACTCATCATACCTACCTGATGTTTATACAGGACATCCAAACAGAATTCAAAGATATTTTCAATATGATCAAATGGATTCAGACTCTGAAATCAATGCGGCATTAGATATCCTAGCAGAATTTTCAACACAACAAAATAAAGAAAACGAAACTCCATTTGATATTGTGTTCAAAGACGAAACAACCGAACACGAAGTTAAACTTTTAAAGAAAGCATTACAACAATGGACAAAAGCAAACAAATTAAGTAAAAGAATTTTTAGAGTTTTTAGAAATGCATTAAAATATGGTGACTGTTTCTTTGTTAGAGATCCAGAAACATTCAAATGGTTGTATATTGATAATGCAAAAGTTGACAGAATTGTTGTTAACGAATCAGAAGGTAAAAAACCTGAACAATATGTTATAAGAGATATTAATCCAAACTTGCAAAGATTAAGTGCAACACAAATTACACCAAATCAAACTTATGGTGGAGGTGGAACAACAGGTGGTGGTACTGCGGCATACGGTCAAAGTTATGCAAACGCAGGAGCAACTGCAAACATGACAGGATTTGCTGGAGCAACTGGTGGAAGATTCTACAGAACAATGAATGCATACAACATTAATGCAGAACACGTTGTACATATGTCAATGTCAGATGGTTTAGATAACTTATTTCCATTTGGACAATCAGTATTAGAACAAATTTTCAAAGTTTACAAACAAAAAGAATTATTAGAAGACGCAATTATAATTTACAGGGTTCAAAGAGCACCTGAAAGAAGAGTATTTTATATTGACGTAGGTAATATGCCAACACACTTGGCTATGCAATTCGTTGAGAGAGTTAAAAACGAAATTAATCAAAGAAGAATTCCAAGCACATCAGGCGGTGTCAACTATATTGATGCAACATATAATCCAATGAGTATTAATGAGGATTATTTCTTTCCGCAAACAGCAGAAGGAAGAGGATCAAAAGTTGATACACTGCCAGGTGGTACTAATTTAGGTGAAATAGATGATCTTAAATTTTTTACAAACAAATTGTTTAGAGGATTAAGAATTCCAAGTTCATATTTGCCAACTGGTCCAGATGATTCACAACAACAGTACAATGATGGTAGAGTAGGTACTGCATATATTCAAGAATTAAGATTTAACAAATATTGTATGAGATTACAAAGTATGTTAAACCCAACATTCGACGAAGAGTTTAAAATGTGGATTAAATCCAAAGGTTACAACATTGACAATGGTATGTTTGAACTTAAACTTAACCCACCACAAAACTTTGCGGCATATAGACAGACAGAAATGGATCAAAGTAGAGTACAAACATTTACACAGGTTGCTGAACTTCCTTATATGTCTAAAAGATTTGCGTTAAGCAGATACTTAGGATTAAGTGAAGAAGAAATGGCAAGAAATGCTGACTTATGGGCGGAAGAAAATAACATTCCACAAAGAAAACAAAGTAAAAATGCACAACTTAGATCAGCTGGAGTATCAAAAGCAGGTATTACATCTGATTTAGATCAATTTGAAGAACCAACAGCAGAACCAGAAGCACCAGAACCAGGAATGCCAGGACCAGGTGCACCAGGAACTACGCCAGGAGGCGGCGGAACAGTACCAGGTGGAACTGGTGGAGGCACACCTTTATAAGGTTAAATACGATTATGCAACTACGTGAATTTTTTACACATACACAAGACGGTTTTGAACAAGATAAAAGTTATGATCCTGAACAAGATATATCAATATTAGATAAAGATGACACTAGAAAAACACGTCTTACACTAAAAGACATTAATTTATTAAGACTTGCCTCAGAAGATCACGATGCACAACAAAAAGAAGAAGCAGAATTTGTTCAAAAAATGTATGCCCAACCGCAGGTAGACGATTTAGCAATCTAATTTAACATATCCTTTAGTAAAACATAATAATTAATATAAATTATGAGTGATATAGCATTTGTATTAGGTAATGGCGAATCCCGAAAAGGAATCCAAATCGAAGATTTAAAAAAACACGGTACAGTTTTTGCCTGTAATGGTGTTTATAGAACCGATACCCCAGATTTTTTAGTTGCTGTAGATCCTAAAATGATGCTAGAACTTGCAGAAACAGATTATATTATTAAACATGAAGTATGGTCAAATTTCAATGCACAATATAATAAAAATCAAAAAATATTAGATAATGTAAAATGGTGTCAACCCAGTTTAGGATGGAGTTCTGGACCAACAGCATTAAGATTAGCCTGTGATCGTAAATTTAAAGAAATTTATATTCTTGGATTTGACTACGCTGGATATCCAAACCCTAAAAGTTCCAATAGACATAAATTTAATAACCTTTTCAAAGACACTCGTAACTACAAAAAAAGCACAGATGAAGCAACTTTTTATGGTAATTGGATGAATCAAACCAAACGTTGCCTACAAGATTTTAAAGATATCAAATTTCATCGAGTAATACCCGACGGTTGGTTCAAACCTAAAGATTTAGAATGGAATGACAATATGCATCATATGACCACAGAACAGTTATTAGCAAAATTTAATCTACAAATTAAAATATAGTCAAAAACGCCATTTTATATCACTTATATCGCCGTTTTTATGTTTTTATAGTAAATATAAACACTTATAAGTACAAATCTTACGTAATAGGAGCACGTGTAATATGACACAATCAAATAAATTTGAATCATTGTTAGAATTGCTTATCAACGAAGAAAATGATAAAGCAGAACAATTATTTCATGAAATCGTAGTTGAAAAATCGAGAGATATCTACGAAAATTTAGCAGACGAAAACACTGCTGAAAAGAAAGACGAAGTAAAAGTAGAAACTAAAGAAGAAGCTAAAGAAGACGACAAAAAAGAAGAAGTTAAGGAAACTGAAGCAACTGAAGCTAAAGAAGAAAAAGAAGAAGCTAAAGAAGAAGCAGTTGACGAAACTAAAGAAGACAAATCTGCAGAAGAAAATATTAAAGACGAAGGAGTCTTTACTAAACCTGCACCAATAGCACAAGCACCAGTTGAAAAAACTGATGAAGAATCAATTGAAGAAATCGGTGGCGATGCTACTGACGAATTAATTAAAGATATTTCTTCAGATGAAGAAGGCGAAGGCGATAAAGCGGCTGACGAAATAGGCCAAGATTTAGAAGTTGACGCTGAAAATGGTGAAGAAGGTTCTGTAGAAGATAGAGTTGTTGATTTAGAAGATGCTTTAGATGAATTAAAAGCAGAATTCGAAGCAATGATGGCTGATAAAAATGGTGATGAAGAAGCTGAAGAAACAGCTATTGCACCAGTTATGCCAGCACAAGAAACTCAACCAGAGATGTCTAGACTAGAAGGCAAAGATGATGCAAAAGAAGCAACTAAAGAGACTGTAAAAGAATACAAAATCCAAAAGTCTGCTGACAATGCTGATCATGCCGATAGTAAAGCTTCTCCAAACGCAACTAAAGGTGGTGCAAAACCAGGCGGAACTCCAGTAAAAACTGGTAGTGGCGCTGAAGACAAAGGAAGACCAGCACCAACTGCAAAAAAAGTTGCAGGTGACTTTGAAAATACAGGCGGTAAAGACAAGTCAACTTCTTATAAAAAAGAAGTTAAACCTCAAACCGGCGACAAAGCAGACAAATCGGCAAAATCACCAATAACTGGCAAATAAGCTAGTATTGAGATTTTAAAGGAGAGTCGGATGAGTTTATATCTAAGAGAACACCTAACATACGATCAGGCTAGAATGTCTATCTTACACGAAGGCGAGAATGGCAAAGATTTGTATATGAAAGGGATCTGTATTCAAGGAGGCATTAAAAATGCCAATGAAAGAGTTTATCCTGTTAATGAAATAGGAAAAGCAGTAAAAACTCTTAATGATCAGGTTAATTCTGGTTATTCAGTTCTTGGAGAAGTAGATCATCCCGACGATTTAAAGATTAATTTGGACCGTGTGTCTCACATGATTACTGAAATGTGGATGGATGGACCAAATGGATATGGTAAAATGAAAATTTTACCGACACCGATGGGCC